ATCACTACTAAGTTTACATAATAGTCCATGCGGTAAATAATAGCATGGACTATTATTCTATTTTAGGTGTTCAAAAGGACGCTTCCGACAAAGATCTAAAGACAGCATACAAAAAGGCAAGTATGCAGCACCACCCTGATCGTGGCGGCGATGAAAATAAGTTCAAAGAAATTAACGAAGCGTATAGCACACTAAAGGATCCACAAAAACGTGGTATGTATGACCATCAGCAAAACGGTGGTGGACAAGGATTCAACTTTAATACACAAAATATGGAGGACATCTTTGGAGCCATGTTTGGCCAAAGACAACAACGTTCTAATAGATCACCTAACAAAAGTATACGAGTACACCATACACTTAACTTAATAGATACAGTTGAAGGAAAACAAGAAGTAGTAAACTATACGTTACCTAATGGCAGAAGTAAGATAATCAATGTTACTATTCCTAAAGGTGTTATAAACGGACAAATAGTAAGATATTCTGGATTAGGAGAGGATACGTATTCACAATATCCGCCGGGTAATTTAGAAATACAATTTAGAGTAATCAATAATACGCAATTTGTTATTAAAGACTATGATTTGATTTATAACATGCCATTAGACTACTTTGATTTATTATTAGGCAAAGATCAAATGATTAGAACAATTTCAGGCAGAAAAATTAATTTAAAAATAAAGGCAGGCACTAATCCCAATAGTACATTATCAATAAACAATGAAGGATTATATCATTTTAATTCTGAAAGACGTGGAAATTTATATATAACTTTTAAAGTTTCTATGCCCGAACTTACAACCAGGCAGTTAGAAATAATTGATAAAATTAAATTGGATTTGAACAAATAGTCCTTTGACAATTTAACATAAAGAGTATATTATAGTAAACAATACATAAAACAAAAAGAGGAACACATGGTAGGACCAAGCGATTCATTAGAAGCCATTTTTACAAAAGCAGTAAAAGACGCAAGAAAATTACGTCACGAGTATGTTACATTAGAACATTTGCTTTTTGCTATGCTATGCGAGGAAACTTTCGCAACTATATTAAAAGGATACGGCACAGATGTAGACTTTTTAAAGAAGACACTCGAAAAGTATCTTAAAGAAAATTGTGACGATATTAAGGTAGAAACAACAAAACACAAGCCAAAGAAAACTTCGGTAGTAGAACGTGTCCTTAATAGAGCATTTACTCAAGTGTTATTTCATGGTCGAACAGAAATAGAACCAACTGACGTATTTTTAAGTATTATTCACGAAAAGAAAACTCATGCAGCATTTTACATTCACAAGGCTGGTATTGAAAAAGATAAATTTAGTGAATATCTAAGTGCTGAAGTTGAAGTTAGCAACGAAGAAGATGATATTCCTGACGGTATCTTAAATAAAACTTTGAGAAACTTTACAGATAATCTTAATACACAAGTGTTACAGGGAAAAGTAGATCCTGTTATTGGTCGATCCGAAGAGTTAGATAGTATTGCGCTTGCACTCGGCCGTCGGCAAAAGAACAACGTCTTATTAGTAGGCGATCCAGGTGTTGGTAAAACTGCTATTGCAGAAGGACTTGCTTGGAATATCGAAAACAATCAAGTGCCAGAATTCTTAAAAGAATATAAAGTATATAATCTTGACATTGGTGCTATGCTTGCTGGTAGTAAGTATCGCGGAGACTTTGAAGAACGCTTTAAGATGGTATTAAAAGCTCTTAAAAGAAAAGGCAAAGCCATTATGTTTATTGATGAAGCCCATATGATTAGTGGTGCAGGATCAGGTGGACAAAATAGTTCAAATGACTTGGCTAATATGCTAAAGCCTGCCTTATCAAAGGGTGATCTCAAAGTAGTCGCTTCAACTACATGGGAAGAGTATCGTAAGTTCTTTGAAAAGGATCGTGCATTAATGCGTCGATTCCAGCGTGTGGGTGTTGACGAACCGTCAAAAGAAACTACAAGAGATATTCTGTTAGGTATTAAGAAGTATTATGAAGACTATCATGGAACAAATATTACTGAAGATGCAATTGATGCCGCTATTAAATTAAGTATAAAATATCAAAGTGATAAGAAACTACCAGATAAAGCAATTGACTTAATTGATTTAGCATGTTCACGCTTTAAAGTAAATAATGAACCTCAAGGAAACGTAACTGAATCCGAAATCCAGTTTGAATTAAGTAAAGCACTTAAAATTCCTTTCGAACAGATTGCAGAACGTGAAACTGGTAACTTAGCTACATTAGAAGATAATATGAAAAAAGTAGTATACGGTCAAGACACTGCTATTGATTCTATTGTTGACAAAGTTCTTATTTCACAAGCGGGTCTTAAACGTGAAGATAAGCCAATTGGTAGTTTTGTATTTATGGGGCCTACTGGTTGTGGTAAAACAGAAACAGCAAAACAACTTGCAGAGCAACTTGGTGTAAAACTTGTGCGTTTTGATATGTCAGAGTATCAAGAAAAACACAGTGTATCTAAACTATTAGGTTCACCTCCAGGTTATGTGGGACACGAAGAAAAAGGCGGATTGCTAATTGAGAAATTACAAGAAAATCCAAACTGTGTACTACTGCTCGATGAGATTGAAAAAGCACACCCAGATGTATCACAAGTATTATTGCAAATTATGGACAATGGTAAAGTAACTGGTGCTAACGGTAAGGAAGCGGATGCACGTAATAGTTTCTTAATCCTAACAACTAACTTAGGTGCTAAAGAGTCTGAAAAGAATTCAATTGGATTTGGCGAAGAAGCTGATAACGAAAGTTACGACGACAAAGAACTTAAAAAGTTTTTTGCACCTGAATTTAGAAATAGACTTGATGCTGTAGTTACATTTAATAAACTTGGCAAAAACATTATGATTAAAATTGTTGGTAAGTTTTTATTAGAGTTAAAGAATCTATTAAAAGAAAAAGATGTTGTTACAACTATTACAGATGATGCAATTGATTATCTTATTGATAAAGGCTTTGATAAAAAGATGGGTGCAAGACCCTTGCAACGAGTAATTGATAACGATATTAAAAGTCCGTTGAGTAAAGTTCTTCTTTTTGGAGATCTCAAAGATGGCGGATCGCTTAATATTGATGTTAAAGATAAACAAATTCAATTAAATACTACTGCGAAAGAAGTAAAAGTAATAGTAGATGCTGAAAGTATATGATACAACAAGATTATTTTATAATAAGTATGCGTTCAAGTTAACGCTATCGTTTCCAATTGGCATGATTTTTAGAGACAAGAATTGGAAGTGGGCAAGAACAGTATTAGATTGTCATATGAATAATGACTCTGTTCCGTCTACTTTCGGTTTCTTTAAATATACTAATTTTTCAAACATGGACTATGTAACAGCAAGACAAATGTTTAGCATACTACAAGAGTGGGATAATGATTTTTTAATAAGAGTCGAACATCCTAAATGGCATCTTTATACAAATGAAAAAACATATAAAGATACTATAATAAGAAGATTTCCAGAATTAGTTAAAGAAGTATGCCAGCCAAGTACCGACGAACTCTATGACAAGTTAGTTAATCAAAAAGATGTAATCATAAGCGACGATAGTAAATTTAAATATCAAATTGAATTAGAATACGGTATTGGAATCACTGAAACATTACAGTCATTGAAAAATAAAAATCAAATATATTATAGAAATAAAAAGAATGCTCGTGTAATTAAAGTTGCAAATAAAAAAGTATTAACTTTAGTTCAGTTGCTTTTACATAATCACATAAAAAAGATATATACTATAGAGAGGGGTTAACATGAAAACCGATTTAGTTTTAAAACTTATTGAGTATGGACATATTGCGCCTGGGGTTGAAATTAACGCCTCAGTTACTACAAGAGATGGACATCCAAGAACCGAAGATATTATTTTAACAAGTGTTAGAGAAAATAGATGTATAGGAAAAACAGTATCGAAAGATGGTGTTATATATCAGTTCGAAGCTGAGAATATACATAAAATTTCTGGACTATACATTAATAATTTTCTTAAAAGACATCAAATTGATGAGCATGGGAACAGAATAGCAGCAGGCCGAAAACCAATATATAAGTAAACAAGATAAATACTTGTATGAGCAGCATAGTTATTTTTCCGACACAAAGTCACCCTGAGGATAGTACCTCAATAGCAGTCACAGGCGACAAATATAAAGGCGATGGTTTTTATAGTCGTTCTGATGGCCTACACACAATGCAATATAAAACAACAGGATTTGTTGGCACAATAGGCATTGAGGCTACACTTGAAACTACTCCAACAGCAGATGACTGGTTTGGAGTATTGTTACATAGTAGTAACATTAGTAATTCATTTTCAATAGATACTACTGGTAAAGTAAGTAACTCAACTGAAATATATCAAAAAACGTATGCTATCCCAACTAATACAGTTGAAGTATTTAACTTTACTGGAAACTACGTTTGGGTAAGAGCAAAAATAACAAATTGGACTGACGGCACTGTAAATGTTATAAGACTAAATCATTAGGAATCACCATGACACAACGAAATATTAATATAGGTACAGCGGAAGAAGCAGGTGATGGCGAATCAATTCGCTCAGCGTTTTCAAAAATTGAAGACAATTTTACAGAACTGTATACAGATGTTGCAGCCAATGCTCAATCAGCAATAGAAGTAAATGATCTCACAAGTTCAGTTACTTGGGCAAATGTACCAGATACAAATATTACACAATCAAGTGTAACACAACATCAAGCATCATTAGCACTTACTGCAAGTCAGGTTAGTGA